ATCATTTGAAAGGAGGAAATCAATGACAAAAGCAAAAAACCTAACATGACTGACTTATGAGGGTAAAGAAAAAGGACTACCAAAAGTGGTAATCCCCATTTCTTTACATTATAATGATATCACACATATTATGTGAATTAATAGGAAGTGTTTAGAATTTTTTCAACTTCAATCAATGCCCTACCATGTAATTCAGTTATCCATCTATATGTGTAATTCATTTCAACTGCTATTTCTTCCCAAGTTTTAAAGTTTAAATATCTTTCATGTAAGATATAAACATAATCTGCATTAGTAACCTTATCTATAACACTAATAATTTCTTTCTTCAACTCAATTGATTTTATAACATCACTTTCAAGTCGATTCTTGAATTCAATAATCTTAATATATAGATTTTCCTGACTTTGTGGATTAGGTGAAGTACTAACCCTTTCACCACCATAATTTTCACCATTCAAGGTCATAGCCTTTAGTTTCTCTATTTCATCTTGCTTATTCTTAATCAAGTAATCTAATCTTTTAACTTGCATTAAATAATCCTTAGCATTCATACTTCTACCTAACCTTTCCCTAAAATCCTTAAAAATAGCCTGTTCAACATCTGTTCAAGATGTGTTCAAGATATTTTTAGGGTATGTGAACACTTTTTTTGGCTTACCTAAGCCATTTTTTCGATTTTGTTCAAGTGTTCACATGATTTCTTATATATTCTTATATATTCTTATATATTATATAAATATTAATTAATAACTAATTAACGTATTTAGTTAATTTTTAATTTTTTCTAATTATATAAAGAATTAATTTTGTTCGTGAACAACTTGAACAGTCAAAATAATGGCTTACCTACAACATTTTTAGGTGTTCACTATTGTTCATTTGGTTCACCTGTTCAAGATGTTCAACATACTTTTGAGTTTTAAAACACCCTTCAAAAATTAACTTTATTAAATTTACTTAATTTTCAATTAATTTTTACCAAGGAAGTCTACCCCAAATTTTAACAAAGCCATCAGACATTTTCACAAAGATTTCATCAACTGCATCAATAATACTTTGGTCAGCTAATAGGTGTTTGTTACTTTCACTAATTACAACTGAAGTCATTTCTATTAAAGCATTACCTACAGAAAAGCCAAATCTACCAATTAGTAAATCACCTGGTTTTAGCATATCCATGCAAGACTTGTGATAAATATCTTTATACTTTGGGTTCACATTCTTCACCTTCATCTATAGGTTTATATCCTACACCTTCATCCATTGGTTTTCTACAATAATCATGCATTCTGAATATTGTTTCCCTTAATGATTCCACATCATTTAATATTGCTTTTTGTTCAATATATCTAATAGGATTCTTTTCATCCTTAAGTTGATTTTTTAAATCTTTACTTCTTTCCCATAGTGCTTCTATAATTTCATGCACTATTTGTTTATAGTCAACTTCATATGGTTGACAATTACATTTATCTGACATTCCTTTTACCTTAACCTTTCTTTAATATGTGGGATTCCACATGCCATTTCTTTCCCACTATCATCATATTCAAAATAACTTTCACCTTTCTTTAAATCCCTAGGTGGAAATTTTTCATCTAGATGCCAATGTGTATGATATAAAGTCAAGTCTTTACACCTAGGACACTTCAACATAAATGGAATAGGTTGCCACTCTTTCCCATTTGTAGTTGAACCTAACTTCAATCTACTATCTAGATTAAATAAAACTTTACAACCACATTTACATGCATATATAACTGATCCATCTACTACAATATTTTTCATCTTCTACACCTCAAAAGTTCCTGGCATCACATATATTGTTCTACCATTTTCAACATACTCATGGATTACATTAAGCACATTCAAGGCTGCATCTTTATCCTTATAATCACCTAATGTGATATAGTTACCATAAGCATCTACACCTTTTACAGCTTCACCAATCACCACAAACTTATGGCAATCAACTAATATCATTTTACTTTGACTTCTGATCCACATAATAATCACCTTTAAGCCACCAAGTCTTTCCATAATTGCTTAATGGTTCTATTTCAGTAAAACCGAATACTTTGTCATAATAATAAACACATATTGTACAACCATCTTCTATTATGCCTTGTGCCACACATATAGAGCCATTAACAACAATATCTTTATTAAATAACTTAAGCACCACTTCTAATGGACACCCTAATTCTTCTTCTAAATCCTCTAGTTTACCTAGTTTTTGAACACATTTAAAATGGTCATTTGCTACATAACCTATATGTGAATTGTCTATATGACTAAAAACAAAATCCGTTAATCTAAATTCTCTCATTCCCCTAACACCTCTTTCAACAGATACCCAATATCATTCCTAACCATAGATTTAGAATTCACACCATCTACTGCTAGTTGTTCTTCCCACTTAATCAGATATTCTAAAATCAATTCTAATTTTTTACTATCTTCAGAACCAACTATCCTTATTTCAACATTCATTGCATTTGCTAATTTAATAAGCCTTGCTTCAACATCCTTAGACCTTCTACACATATAAACAATACTTTGCATCTTATCAATTACTTCCAAGCGTTCTAAGGCTTGTTGGATAGTACTAATTAAACCATTACTATCTTTATAAGCCTTTATTAATTCTTGTTTTACTTCAAGTCTTAATTCAGGTTCAACATAATCAATTCTTGTTATGTATTCAATTAGCCATTTTAATTTTTCTAATGCTTCTTCACCTGTCACAAGTCAACACCACCTAACTTATTTGCCCAGGCTTCAGTATAAAACCAATAATAACTGACCTTATGCTTCTTCCTATATCCTCTAAAGCAGCTATTCCAAATGATGCTTGGAAGTCCTATCACTAATAGATAGAACCATCCAAGTATCAAACTTTGTCTATAATGACCATATTCATGTAGGATGATATCTTCATCATCCCAAGAACTTTCACATAAGAATATCTGATTTCCAAGTGAAACTGATCCACATTTCATATGTGTATAGTGGACAACAATTCCCTTTTCATGGATGTGATATGATGCTTCAGTTTTGACAAATAACTTCAGCATCAATGCCACTAGCTGTTGTGGTAAGCACCATATGAATTTAAGAAACCTAAGCATCATCATCACCCCAATCATCATCTATTACCGATATCTTATGACTTGCTATATTCACATCAACAATTTCATAAATAAAATCATCATGTCCATATGTCTTATTCATTTGATATCTAGCCTTAGTTACATTTTGGAACAGATATACTTCACAATCATCAAGTGCTTTAATATTCTTGAATCCGTTATATGTATATACCTTCATTGAATCCATTGTTAATGTTTTAACTATTACTTTTCTTTGCCTTATTTCTAACATAATTACCCCCTAACATAAATACCTGTAAGTTTACCCTTGATTCTTCTTCTAACAACTATTAGACCAAGTCTTTTATTCAGTTCTTTAGAAAAATTAGCCAAGGTCATTTCTACAAATCCATTTTCTACACAGAACATTTTGTACATCCTATAAACATCCCTACTAGCCTGATTTTCAATATCAGAAAGTTCATGTTCTTGTAAGAATAGAATGATAGGATTGTTGGAAACTTCATATTCATCAAGTTCCTTTTGAACCTTATCTGATTTAGTGAATGCATTATGCTTAAGCACTCTTTTTAAGCCTTCTATTGCAATATTGATTGCATATTCCATAACTGCTTCATCCTTCAATTTATAAGTAATGAATGGATCAAAATCATCATCCATTTCACTAAAGTTAGCATTGAATGGAATGATTACTAATCTTCTTAATACTGCACCTGTCTTATCCTTCATTTTAGGAATATCATTTGCACTATAGATTTGTTTCGCATATACTTTTAGGAAGAATATATTTGGATCACCTTTGATTTCTGCTTTTACTTGGTTACCACTAACTACCTTTTTAAAGTTAGCAATTGCAGTACCTTGTAAGAATTCATCAGATATATCATCACCAATGTTGGCTAGTACACCACCCATTGTTGCAACTGAAAAGCGTTCATCTAACTGATTTAAATCTAAAGCTGAATAATTTCTTGTACCTAAAACATCTTTGATAAGATTCAGGAAGGTACTCTTACCATTTGAACCTTTACCTGTTAATATGAAGGATTTGGACATCTCATTTCTTCTATAGAATAGATATCCAATACATTCTTCTAGAAGCATCCTAATTTGCTTATCATTACATGCTATCTTGTTAAGCGTTCTATTAAGTAGTTCTGAATAAGCATTAGGATTATAGTTATGTGGAATTTTATTTGTAATCACAATACTTGGATCAAATGGTAATAGTTTATCTGTAGCCAAATCATAAATACCATTTTTAAAGGCTATATAATTTGCATCAGCTACCTTTTCACTACCAGCACAGATTATATCCAAATACTTCAATGCTTCAGTTCTTTGTCTAGATGTTAATGTTGGAATATGCTTAATCATTGCAGCTTCAATTTGTCTTGAACCTTCCACATAAACACCATCATCATATACATGAAGTTGTCCATTAATCCTTTTGATGTGATTATTGTTTTTAATAAATTGTGCAAAATTATTATGCAAAAACTTACTTTCATCAAAGAATGCTACATCAGGAAATGCATCATCCCTTGTAATAGTTTCTATTTCTTCATCTGATAGTGGTTCTTGTAGAACATATTTATTAATCAGTTCAATGCAGAATCTTGCTTCATCTTTAGAAAATCCAGCTTTATTTAAGGCTAAGATATAACTGAATAATGCATTGTTTCTACCTTCACCTTCTGACATATCTAAGAAGTCAACATTGGCTTTGATAGGGAATAACCATTTAGGTACTTCCTGGTAATCAACACCTTCTTCAACATCCCATTCTACAAATCTTTCAACACCATCATATTTAAGTACTTCATACTGATTGTTTCCAATCTTAATATCTGCTTCTAAACCACAAGCAAGATTAAGATGTGTACCATTCTTGGTAACACCATTATTTTTAAATAGGAAGTGTCTACCTCTAGTTGTTTGGATCACCTTGCAATCAAGTTGCAAATCATCTACAATATCCATCAATATTTCAGATTGCTCTTTATTATCTATATCAATTAGGATTGTGTCATTCCCAATGATTCCAGCATATTCAGGTTCATCCTTAACTTCATCTAAGGTTTTGAACTTTCTTCTTCCTTTTATCTTCTCTATACATTTCTTGTCCTTTGTAAGAACATATCCCTTGTATAAGTCCATTTTTATCACCTCACTATAGAACACCAAATTGCTTTAAGCGTTCCTTTGCTAACTGTACATACCAACCTTTATCAAGGTTAGGTGGGCATTTCATTCCATTAATATCATCATTTAATATGAAGCAGTTATCAGGTGTGTCAGCAAACTTTTCATCACTACCCCTTGAACCACCACATTTATAAATTTTTCCTTCATAACCCTTAGATGCAAATACCCTGTAAGATTTATAAGTATATTTTTTACCATTGTGTTCAACCCATTTATAGTTATCAGATAACTTAACTAGTTTTTGAAATGGTTTCAGTTCATCACAATTATGAATAGTTACTTCAACAGGAATTTTATTAACCATATAATTAACTAAAGCATCATTGATAATAGGTAAGTCTGCATCTATTTCAGACAATTCTTTTACATACTTACCTTTTCTTTCACCTTGCTTACCATCTTCAATCCATATGTAGTTATTTACATCCTTTTGATAGATTTCATCTATTTGGTCTAATCCTAAAAGAATTGAACATTTATCAGTTGAACATCTAGATTCCCATTCATAACAAATATCATCAACCATATTGAATGCTTCATCAGTATCAGGAATCATAATAATTAGACCATCTGTGTTAGATTGGATTAATTCAAATCCTGGTACTGATTCTAACTTTTCAATTAGGTCTAGAAGCATTAGTTGTCCATTGATACACATAATATTATTGTTTCTTGGATCATAAGCTGGATTGAATTCATCTTTCATAGCACCCGATAAGGCATTTAATAGTTTCTTATAAGGTGCTTGTTCTTTCTTCTTACCAGCTTTCTTTAAAGCCATTCTAGTATCATAAACTTCCTTATATTTTTCAGGATGTTTAGCTGCTCTAGTAATTAATTCCCAAGCAATAAGAAGTGATGGATAGTAAGAACCAACATCTATATGTAGTATCAAACCTTTTCTATGAATAGGTTTCTTTTTAACCTTTACTTCACCACTTTTAGTTACCTTAATAACACCATGTGCACCATGAATACCACCAAAGCCAAATGTATGTGGAATACCAGCTATATAAACTGTAAGTTTTCTAGAATAGAAGTATTTTTTCCACGCTTCTTCATTTGTCCAATCATACTTATCAAGCAATTTCTTAAACTTCTTCTTTTTCTTATCAGTATCTGCTTTTTTATACTTAGATAAAGCATCTTGATACTTTTGTTTCATTTCCTTAGTACAATCTTCAGGTGCATTCTTGAACCATTCCATCACATAAGCATATTTTTTAAGTTTGATACAAGGTAAGAAAAAGTATTCAAATTCATCATTGAAATTTCTAGGTTCACAATCTAGGACTTTTGCAGTTATACCAGCTTCAGTCTTACCAATATCTATAAGTGGTAGATTGAATACCCTACAAATTTCAAGCATTGCTTCAAAGTCAGCATACCTTTCCATAAATACTTTTACTGTTTCATGAACATCATGCCTACAATATTGAATTACTTCTTGAATTTCTTCAGGTGTTAGTTTCCTATCAATATCAAATGGAACAGATGATTCCCTAATGTCATTACCCATAAATCCTTCAAGCGTTTTAAGTCCTATAGGTGGGTTGGGCATAGTATCATAATTAACAAATGGATATTTGTTCAGTAACTTTGAATATTGCCATCCTTTTTGTTTTTTAACTATGATAGAATCAGATATCTTCTTTGGATCAAAACCACAAAGAATGCCTTTTTTTATGTATTGGTCATAACTTCTTGAATTGTACCCAACCCATATATTATTCTTATTTTTCTGATAAAGTGCTTCAAGTTTATCTTTATCATTCACAATGATGTGTTCCTGTTGTGCATCCATATCAAGGATTACTACTAACCAATCATACTTGAACACTTCATAGTCATAAAATAACATTGTGTATCACCTACATTCCCACTTAAAGTGGCATTTTTGATTAATTTAAAACTTCATGTTCGGTAAGCCAAGTTTCACCCATATTCTTGATTTCACCTGTTGCAAGAACTTCATATGTATAATAATACTTACGTTCATTATTAACAGTTTTAAGTTGGATATCAGTAATCTTAATATCTTCAATGATTGCACCATATTCATATGAAATTTGGAATTCTTCACCTACTGCATACAATGGTTGGAAATCTTCAGGGAATGTGACCTTTTGTGGTTCTTCAACAACATCATCAACATCATTAGATAATTGACCTGTAACAAATTCTTCTTCAGTAATTAACATGTATCCTTCATCAAAATAATTCTTCAAATCCTTTTCACCACAATTTACAAAGTCACCATTTTTATAAAGGTAGTAAGTTTCACCTTCTTTAACTTCTTCTGTAGCACCAATAGGTTCTTCAGTAGTAGCTGCTACTTCATCAACAGATTCAACAACAGGTTCTTCATCCTTTTGATATTGAATCATGTAAACACATTCCTTTTTCAAAGGATACTTTTCCACTAATTCATTAAATAAATTAGGGTTCTTTTCAATCAATTTATCAATGTCAAACATCTTATTGACCTTTGCCATTATTAATTTATGTTCATTTTTCTTTGCCATTTTTTCATCCTCACTTTTTGTTATTTTTATTGTTTTAAATAATTGTTCAAATATATGAACTAATACATCCACTACAATTGAATTACCAGCTTGTTTATAAAGTTGTGCATCAGATGTTGGTACTGATTGTGCTTTTGCAAAATCCTCATCTGTAAACCCCATTAATCTGAAGCATTCTTTAGGGATTAATTTGCGAATCCTCAACCCATTGAACACCCTTTGTTTATTGTGTATTGGATCAGTTATAGTTTGACTGACACTATTTGTAGACCTATTGTATAGATCCATATCTAATACTTCATCTTCTTCAAACTGATTGTTTTCAATTGTTTCCCTTAACTGCTTTGTATCTCTATATAGTGGAAATTTATTTCCTACCTTATCCTTGACCACAACTGCAGTAACTTGACCATGGTTTTCCCTTACTGTTGGTACTATTCCATTCTTACCTACAATAGGTGTAGCATTATAATTAGATTTATAATAATTACCTATTACATCTATTTCTTCAGTATTAGGTGATTCTTCCTTAACATCTACACTATAACCACGCTTCAAAGGTACTTTAACCACCACACCAACATCATTTTGTGATTGTGCAGTAAGTGTTGGAATCATATCGTGTTGTACAACACCACGCTTTTGATGTGGTCTATTAGTGTAAACACCATCACCTTCATAGGCTTCTGTATAGCCTTTCTTGGTATTTTCTTTTATTAAGATTTTTTCCTTAAGGTCTTTAACCTTAATTTCACCATCTAAGCCATCAACAATGAAATTACTTACACCAGCCCTTTGATTTCCACCTGCACCACGAACTGATAAGGTATGTGCTATATTAGGATTAAGCATATCTTCATCTGCTCTACCTTCCCACTTAGTACCTTTTTGTGTATCATTCACATCAAGTACATATTTGACCATTTTTTCAGATAAGAAATACTTTTCATCAACTTCAGTATCAAGCATATCTTTAAGCCTTAACTTCAGTTCAAAAGGTTTTGGAAATTCAAATGTTCCTGGATCTATATCCTTTCTGATAGATACAATGAACACCCTTTCCCTATTTTGTGGAATACCATAATCTTTTGCATTCAATACTTGCCAATAGCTGTTGTAGCCAAGTAGATCCATTTCATATAGATAGTTATCAAATACAGGCTTATGCTTCTTTGATATTACATTCTTAACATTTTCCCAAAGTACAACCTTAGGTTTTGTATCTGCAACAATTCTTACTGTTTCATATAACAATGAACTTCTTGTTCCACTACCTTTTTCACCACCAGCTTGTAAGCCAGCAAGTGAAAAATCCTGGCAAGGACTACCATGACTGACTAGGTCAATGTCCATTGGAAGTACTGAAGTATCAACCTTGGTAATATCACCTAGATTCATACTTTCAGATACATTATGTATTGCAGCATAAGATTTAGATGCATATTTATCAATTTCACAATAATTAACTAGTTCATAATTTACATTTAGTCTTTCAAGTGCTTTTTCAAATGCACCTATTCCACTAAATAGTGATAATACCTTCATAGATTCATCCTTTCTAACCACCTAATGAATGATGGCTAAAATCAGACATTTTAACCATCATTGACACTTAAAGTGGCATTTTATTTTAAAAAAATATAGCATTAAGCATAGACTTCAATAATTTCAAATGTATCATAACCATTTTTATCTTCCTGATAATCAAGTAGATATTCTAACTTATCCTTATTAATTGCTTCATGGATATCTAGAATTAAATCATTGTATTCACGATAATCACCATTGAATTCAACATCAATACCTGAATCTAAACTTCTTAAGAATTCATTAACAATGTGAATTGGATATTCAGATGCAATTAGTTTGTTCATGAAGATACAAGATTTCTTATACTTACCTTCTAGGATTCTAAATTGACAACTGAACATTGGTAATCCCTTATTAGCATCTGATTTACAAGCCTTGATTTCCATCTTTTCAATCTTAACTTCATATTCACCATGTGGTACATCTTCATATTCAGTATTGGATGATCCATTGTTTTCTTGGATTTCCTTTACACCTTCTGCAATTGCCTTACCATCAACCTTCTTGTTGAATTGTGCAAAAATATCATTGCTGTTATTATTTCTAGCCATAATTATTTACCTTCCTTTTCCTTAATTTCTAACTTTTCTAGTTCTTCTAGTTGGTGCTTCACTAACAGATTCAGTTGGTGTCACCTTTGGTGCTTCTTCAACCTTAGTTTCAGTTGCTTGACCTCTAGTTCTTCTAGCTGCTCTTGATGTAGGTTGTTCAACCACTTCAGTAGCTGCAGTTTCATCTTGTGGAACTACACCCCTACTTCTTCTACTTCTTGGCACTTCTTCAACCTTTGGTTCTTCAGTAGGTTTAACTTCTTCAGTTGTTTCTTTAACTTCCAATTCTTCAGTGGGTTTTGAACCCCTTGTTCTTGCCTTTTTAGAAGGTTTTTCTTCAGTAGGTGTATTGTTTACCTGTGAAGTACCTAAAGTGTTATAAACACCCACTAATGCATCCCAAGATAAAGGAATTTGGCTTACCTCTATTCCTTGTAATCTACCACCACCAAATACTACTTCATTTTGCTTGAATGATAGAACACGATAATCATCAGTTTCAACTACAACCCTTGCAACAATATCAACCATACCAGCTAACTTATTAGCAACCTTATCATTGATATTTGGTTTAATTGCAGTAATCTTATCACCTGTTTTCTTCATAATATCCTTAGAAGTATCTTCATGTGATATTAGAATGATGTTATATGGAAGATTTAATAGTCTTCTATATGTTGATAAGAATTCAATTCTTACCTTATCCCAGGCTTTGAATCCATCATCAGATTCATGTTCAATATTTAGTTTGTCATACATATATAATCTACATTGTTCATATGTATCTTCCACTAAATCTACTACAATAGTTTCAAAGTCTGAACCCCTTTCAAGTTCATCAATAGCATCCTTGAAAATTGCCCATGCAAATGTTCTAATGCTTCTTTCTCTACCAGCACTACCTTCAACCTTAACTTGGTCTTTAATCTCTAATCTTGGCATAGAAACATACTTTACATTTCCATCAGTATTAAGATTGATTGGTGTTGGTGCTTGGTCAGCAAATGTAGTCTTACCACTAAATGGTTGACCATAGATCCATATTTTCTTTAGACTTCTTACAGGTGAAATCTCAACCCTATTTGTACTTGGTAACATTGACATAATTTTTCCCCTTTCTACTTACCAATTTTTATATCTTCAGGATAGATGATGTCATAATCAATCTTTCCATTAGACTTACAATAATTATGATATTCACAGAATCTAGCACATAAGTTACTAGTCTTCTTTTCAACTGAACGATTGTTTTCAATTTCTTCAATCAATTCTTTATGGTTGATTACCTTTTGAACATCATACTGAACAGGTACTATATATGGTTCAGCTTTGTCCAATTCCATCTGTAATCTTCTCTTGAATTCTAGTTCAGTTTCTGTTTTCTTTTGCTTAATTGATACTTTAGGTATCATAATGTAATTTAGGTTTAAAACCTTAAAATTTGTATTCTTTTCAGTTTCATATTTGTAGATATGAAGTTGCCTTGATTCAAGATAATGATCCACATTATTTGAATACTTAAAATCATAGATATTACAATAATCAGATGTTACTTCTTCAAGTAAATCTAGATATCCATTGAAGGTGCTTGTCTTCAATTCATATTCAAAGGTCAATTTCCCTTTGCATACATCTTGAATCAGTTTCTTCACCTTAGGAATCATTGCTTCTAATTTAGTTGCTTCAATAATGTGTGCATCTGTTATTATTGGAAATGACATATAGTATTGTTGGATAGCAGTTCTAACATCCGTTTCAATACCTGTATGCATTGCAGTACCAATAATTAATGGATTAGCTGGATCATCATTAGGTAATGTTTTTAGTTTTTGAACATACCTTAAATCATATTTATAAGGACAACCTTCATAGCATTCTACCTTACTATGGCTATACCTCATTTTCAATGAACCTTTCTATTAAATCTTTAAAATCACCATATCCTAATATAGCAACATTAGGATAATCATATTTAGATACATAATCCTTAAGTTTATCCACCTTATTAGTTGGACACAGTACAAATGCTATACATGATGTACTATTATTAATTTGACTAATGATATACATCTGTTGTTCACTTGGTACACTATCTACCTTCAGTTCAGCATCAAGTGAATAACCCTTAACCACTATGTGCATATCAGGTAAGCCTGTTTTGGTAAATGTTCCACCACCCCAACGCTTTTCCCAATAACCTATAGGTGGTACTAGCATCTTTTGTCTAGGTGTTCCTAAAGGATATATACCTTTGGATTGTAAGAATCGTTTAACACGATTTTCAAAATTCTTTTCAGATGCCATTATTTCATCCCACTAAGTTCTTTTTCTAATTCAGTTTGTTTAGTAATCAGTTCCTTCAGTTCAACTTTTAAACAATCTAATTCTTCATTAGTTTCATTATTAAGAAGTAATAATAGATACTTATTTGAGATATAAGTATTAATTTCTTTAATTCTCATAATTACTTTACTTAATTCATCTTGTTTAATCTTGAAGGTATCAACAAATGAAGTGATAATCCTTCTATCAAATAAAGGTATTAACCCTGTACCAACTTCACCATCAATTATTACCCTTGAAATTTTAACCACCTCATATTCATTTGACCTTGAAGTGATTACTAGATTATCACCTACTTGGTATTCAGTATTTGTACCTAGATACTTAACTGTATCATGGCTATAATATTTTACTTCCAAAATATACTTATAATTGTGATCCATATTTTCCCCCTCTAATAAATTCTTCAGTTTGATGTAAAAATACCCATAACTAGAATGACTATTTCTACATCTTTCAATTTCTACTGCAACAGATGATCCATTACCAAATGAATCAACGTTTTTTGCAACTACTACTTCAATTAAGTCACCTGATTTACTAGGATATTGACTAACAAAATTATTAATTAAAGTAGCTGGTACTTTAAATGTAAAACCTTTTACTAAATCTTCTTTGACCATTTTTTCACCCCTTCATTATTCATAATATTTACAACTGAAATCATCACTAGGATTGAATGAAATTTCATCCAAGTTCATATTTGCTGGATCAGTTAAATAGTTGCTACAACAACCACATATGGATTCAATGAATTCCAACTTTTCATCTTCACTTAGATAACTACAAAATTGTTCCACCACTTCACCTAATAGACTTTGAATATCACCATCAAATGCTAGTTCAACATGGTCTACAATGATATCTGTAACAGTATCATTAGCATCTAAATTAGGATGTTTGCATTTACCATAATAGTAATGCTTACAATTTCTACAACGATTTTCCACGCTTAATCAACCCCTTTTCCCAAGCATGTTTGACATTTTCAGATTGTGTCACCCACTCTAGATTTGAAACACGATTATCTTTCTTATTTCCGTTTTTATGATTGACTATAGGTTTATTGCCAGGATTCCTTTTAAAGTGAATAGCAACTAATCTATGCACCTTATAATGATGTCCTTCAATAACTACCTTAAGATATCCCCTAGAATCATTTGTAGGTTTTAAGATTTTACCCTTGTGCCTAATGTTACCTAGATTAGATATTTCATATGTTGGTGCAAACTTCAGTTTTTTGAAACGTTCCAACATTACTTCACCACAAATCTAATAGATGATTTAGTGGTCCTAGTTTTTGGATAGTCCTTAAGTAAATCTGCATATAGTTCAGGTTCTTTTTCCTTTAACTTATCCAAATCAATTGTGATAGTTTCACTAGCTGCTACCCTTGAAATAGTAATGTAATCATTATTGATACTTGAAATATCATTAGTATCCATTGCTGTTTCAAGTTTAGTCTTAACATCCTTTTCAATCTTTGAAAGTCTGTTTTGTTCCTTTTTTAATTCACTTAATTGCTTGAACGATTCCATATATTGTTGTTCAAACAATGCTACTGCATTTTGTTGTTCCATAATTTTACCTTCCTTTAC